TTATTTTTGAGAATTTCATTTTGATACCACAATTCCTTTATAATCTTCATCATTAACTAATTTTACTTTATATCCATTTTCCCTTAAAACTTTAATTCCTCTGCTCATTGTATTATCACCAGAACCATATCCAACACCAGCAAATATAACGCTTTCGGGTTCATTATCTTTCATTATTATACCAGAATAATGTGAACCATAAACAGTATAACCTTTTCTATTACCTGAATTATTAATATCATCAGCAGCATTATTTCCTAAACTTGTTGCTTCTTTTGAATTTAATGGTTTAACTCCAGTAGATAATATTGATTTAGTCATTTTTATTAATCTTTTATCATGTTCATCTAATTCAATTTCATTAATTATATCACCAAATTTCATCTTATATCCTTATATTTATATTATTTTGATACATTCTAATTCTGTTTATATTATCCTTAAATTTATTTTTAAGTGCTTGTAAAATTTCATCTAATTCAATTTTATTAGTATTAGGAAATATTAATTGAATATCTCCCAAATTATTTTCAGAAACAGTAAAATCTTGTAACCACTCATCTTTTAAATATTTTGTTATTTTCTTTATAAAACTAGTATTTTTTAATTTCATATTATAGTACCTTCTTTATCAGAACCATCCCAAAAAGCTACTTGTTTTCCATTTACAAAAACAACAATATCTGGATAAGGTGAAGAATCAAATTTGGCTTTTTTAAATCGTTTTTTAACTTGTGTTTCCCAATCTTTTTTATCAGTAAAATCTTCTAACAAATCTCTAAATTTCATTTTAATAATCCTTATTTTTTAAATATATTGTCTACTAAAGAATTACCAAATTTACTTCTTAATATATCAAAAATAAAAGTTTGTTTATCTACTTCTTTTAAATTTACATTATTAACTCTATGAAATCTTTACTATATTGAATATAAAGATTTTTTATCCATCTTATTATAATATTTATAATCATTTCTTATTTTAACTGACTTTTCACTTATATCACTAAATTTCATTTTATTTATTTATCATTTAATGTAAAATAATAAATAACTAATCAAAAGTCAATAATTTTATTAAGTTTTAGTTTCATATATATTTTATTATTTGAAATAAAGTACCAATCATCAATATAATAATTAGTAATAATATCTATTTCATCATTAATAATAATGATTTTACTAATAGTTTTTGATTTTATTGTAGGAACAGAAACATCTAAAAGTGGTTGATTAGAACCATTATAATTATAAATTATTTCAACTTCTTCATTTAGTAAATATTTTATTTTTTCACAAGGTAATATAATTTCAGTTTTCTTGTCTATTAGAAATACAATATCCATTTTTATTTCTATTTCCTTTTATTTTATTTGTAACTTTTAAAATTTCATTTGAAAATTCTTCAGCATGTTCAATACTTCTAAATGTAAAACAAGCATCATATATAATTGGAAAATTAAAAATAACTTTAAAAACATTTACAAATTTTATTTTTGATTCAATTAAAAATCTTTTAATTGGATTTTTAATATGTAATGTTCTATAATATGTTGTTGGAATATTAAGTTTATAATATAATTCTATATTTTCTTCACCTTCATAATTTTCAATATAAACAGTTAATTCTTCACTACCACATAAACAATGAGTAACAAAATATACATAATCATTATTTTCAGATAATATTTCTAAATTGTTCATTCTATTCCTTCTTTTAACATTTTTTCTAAATGTTGTAATTCTTTTTGTTTAGATTGCATTAATTTTTTAGTAGTAATACGTTTAATAAAAAGTTCAGTCATTAATTTTGGTAATACACCAACCTTTTCTTTAGTAAATATATTACCAACTGGATCTATTATATAATTTTTGTTATGATATTTTTCAGGAACATAACCATTAAGAAATGCCTCAATAGAAGCATTTGAATCATTAAAATTTTCAACTAAAGTTTCTGGTGAAATATTTATAGCTCGAATAACAGATGGATAAAGTGAAGTTAAATCATATGATACAATATCTTTAACCATTCCTTTTTTAGGTTCTTTAACAAATGCCCCACTAAAACCTTGTTTTTGAGAAAAATGATTTGGTGGTATTACTATTTTTGAACTTATCAATTTATTATAAATCAAACTTTCCCAACATCTTATTGGTGAAAATACTTGTTCAAATCGTATTTTACAAGTATATGCAATATTTACTGCTAATGTAATAAACTTAAATTTATCATCAAGTTTCTTTAATAACTCAACATCAGCTTTATTATATTCAACATATTTATTAATATTTGAATTATAAAAATCAGCAAATGAATTATATTCTGAATGATCTAATTTACCACAATTTAATTCTGTTTGACAAATTTCTTCAAGTTTATAAGATTCATATCCCTTATTTGAAAATTTTAAAAACAATAAATAATAATCCAATATAGGAATACCAGTAATTGCATATTCATAATCTTTACCGTCAGATTTACATTTGATAAATTTAAATGGTGAAAAGTCTTTTATTTTATCTGATAATTGTAAAATTGAATTTTCAAATAAATAATTTATTCTATTAAAAATATAAGGAATATCGTATTTTAAAACATTCCAGCCTGTAAGTACATGAATTTTTTTAATATTAGATTTCCAAAATTCCATAAAATCAAGTAACATTAATTTTTCATCATTAAATAATCTAAGTTCCCATTTTTCATTTGATTCTAAAGTACATTTATTGTTTATATCATAAATCCAAGTATATGTATTTTCAGTAAAAAAATCATGTAAAGATATAGTTGTAATAGGATATAAATTTGCTTTATATACATATGGAAATTCTTTTTCAGAATATACTTCAATATCAATAGACCAAGCATTTATTTTTGATATTACATTATTATCCAATTCTAATGTAGAAAAATACTGTAATAACTCATCAAATGCACCGTAAACTCGTCCTTCAAACTTTTTCTTAAAATCAACATAATCATAAGAATTACTAAATTCAAATTGCTTCAAATTATTATTTGTCTTGAATCCAATATAATCAGATTCACTATTAGTTTCAAGATATAAATTTGTTTTATATGGTATCTTTTTACATATTGAACTTCTGTTTTTATCAAGTTCACGTACTAAAAAATATTTTCCTGTTTTTAAACCATCTATATACAACTATAATTCTCCTTTTTATTTTTATTTATTATAAAAAATAATGCTATGCAACTTGTTTTTTTTTGCATAGCATTAATATAATAAAATAATTCTAATTTGTCAACTGTTATTTGTGATAAAAATCACTCCAATTTTTCATCCAACTTTTTCTTTTATCCATTTTCTTAATTCAGCTTCATATTTTAAATCTACTGCAATTTTATCATTTTTTCAAATGTTTTATACATTGGATATAATTGCTTTATAAAAAGATGTTTCATATTCATTTATAATTTCTTTAAATTTCATTTTGTATTTTTTCTTTATAAATAGTTAAGTAATTTGCTTCATCTTCGTATGATTCATTAATATAAATTATAAATTCATTAAAATCAACATTTTCAGATTCTAAAATATAATTTTTTATTTTTTGTTCAAAAGAAGATGGATTTTCAGATTTTTCTACAAGTTTAACAAGTTTACCATTAAGTTCAAATTCTTTATCAAGTTTTTTTACACAGTCAAGATACAAATTTTCATCTATTTTTTCTTTTTTAAGTTTTTTAACAAACAGTTTTTTATCTTTTGAGCACAGTTCATATAGTACAGAAGATTTAATTTTTGATTTAATTTCATCAAATTCTTCAAATAATTCTGTATATTTTTCATTTTTTAATTTTATAAATTTAATATTTTCTGGAATATTATAAACAGGTTCTTTAGTAATTTTATTAAGTGTAGGATTAACATTTGGAGCTAATAAAACTGGAGATTGTTTTAGTCGATTATAAAAAGCAGCAAAAGATAATTTAGAACTTTGTGTATTAGTATTTAAATTATCAGATTCATCATTTGGAGTACCAAATTTAAGTTTATCAACAGTATCAACTAATTGGCCTTTTGAGATAGCATATTGTTTATGTTGAGAATCAACTACCCAAGTATTTGTACAATTAGTGCAGTGATAAGCTTTTGAATTAATTGATTTTAAACCAACGTCTGATATTTCTTGGTTGATATTATTTTTTACATTTTTTGAATCTTCAAGTTTTAAATTGTAAACAATAATAGCATTATTTGAGCCACCACAAAATGGACATATTCCTAAAGTAGTTTCTTTTTCATTAAGCATTGAATTAATAGTTTGTTCAATAACATTAGACATTTATTAAAGCTCCTTTTAAATTATTTTATTATATTATTATTTATGTTTTTCATAATATTCATCTAAAACAGAGTAAACTATTTTATTCAAAATTAATTGTTTATTATAATCTTTAGCTGTTATTTGAAAGTAGTAAGATAGAATAGAATTAATAAATGAATCTAAATAATTTTCATAAAGATAGATTATTGAGTTTTTTAGTAATCTTTCAGTTGAGTCTTTTTGTTTTTTTGAAAGTTTATTAATACACAAGTTGATATTTCTTATATGGAGATAAAAGTATTTTAAGGTATAGGCCGAAAAAAAATCTCCACGATAATTAAGAATTATTTGTTTTTTAAAATCAACATCATTAAAGTTAGTTAAATCTTTAATAAGTATTTTTTTATGTTTGTATTGAAGTATATTATAAGTATTTTCCATATTTTATATATTTATTTATATTAATCAAAATTTAATTTTGAAAAATCCTTTATATTAGTATTTTCATTTATAATAGTGTTAAAATCCGAACTTTCATTTTGTTCAATATCAAAGAATTTTTGTTTTTCAATATCTGTTCCAAGATTAAATTTTTTATTTTTGATTGAAGTATATCTATTTTTTAATACTTTAATCCATATTTCTCCAATTTCATCTAAAGTATCATCTCGAATAATTCCACAGATAAAATCAGAATTATTTACAATAGCAATAGATTCAGCAATATTATTTAAATTAAAATCTGATACAGAATAACCTTCTCTATTTGTTTGAACAGCTGATATTACACATAATTCTCTTTCAACTGCTAATCCTCTAAGTTCTTTTGTTATATTACCTAATTTTTCAAATCCATTTCCATAAATATCTACAGAAGTCATAATTCCTAAATAATCAACTATTAAAATTTCAGGAATAAAATTTTTCTTCATTTCAAGTTCATCTAATAATGCTGAAAAATGAATTACATTTGCTCCACTTGTTGGATATTCTTTTACTATTAATCTTCCTAATTTTTTATCTTGATTAGCTCTTATTCTTGATAGATAAGATTTATATTTATCAAATGATAAGTATTTAAAATCCTTAGTTGGTAATTCAAAAAGATTTGTTTCAATTCTTTGGGTAATATCTTCTTGACTCATTTCCAATGTTATATAACGAATATTATAACCTTCTTTAAATAAAAAT